ACGAGTTTTCCGCTCGGATCTGTTACAACAACATCCAAAAAGTCGGATCGTATTTCATCCCAGAAAGTATCCCAGTCGCTCGGAACCTCTACCTCGATGTCAATAGTAGCGGCAATTCCAGTACCGCCGAAAACATCGACGCCGATCATCTGTCTTTTTTTGTAATTCTTATTATACCAGCCCATCTTATATCCCTGTTGCGCTCTGGAATGGCGTAGAAACTTCGATATAGCCTATTCCGATTCCGTCTAGCCCGTATCGATCGCCGTCGATCGCCGTAAATTGGCATAACACATCATCAATAACGCCACCACCAAGGCCAAGAAATCGATCGGCAGTAAGATTCTCGATGATGTCGCTTGAAAGATTCAGCGATGCGCGCACACGCTCGGAAAGATCGGAGCCTGCAACAAAGCAATAGATTTCGAAACGTGGCGTCATTGTATAGCGTCCGAGCGTTTGGCCGTGTACACTCGTAAAGTCCAAGAAATCGACGCAAGCAAACGGCACATAGGGAGGATCTGCAATAGATCCCAGCACAACTCGTCCAGTCATATCGAGCGCTGAACTCTTTAGCGAGAAATCCGCAGCAATCTTTCCCTGAATCGCATTCAGAATCCTGTATACTCTGCTATCCGGCATTCTTTCTTCCTAGTAGTATAGCGGTTACAAGTTTCTTGAGATCGGGCGTGAATTGCTTCTTCTCTGCTTCGACAGAACGGCCCAAAAATAAACGAGGTCGTATGTATCTTGTACCGAACTCTATATATTCAGCATAATCAACATTAGCCCCGCCAAATTGGCCGCCTGCTTGCAGTATCGCAGAAGGCCTTCCTTCTATAATACCGAAGTTTCCGGCGATGCTCTGGCGTAGTCTTCCCGTGTCGTTGTTAAATTGTGAAAAGTCACGCTTTTTTGATCTGCCTTCCATTCGAAGAGCGGATAGTTTAAGTTGCTTTTCCAGTCGTTGCAAAAGTTCGGACTGTGCGGCTTTTAGGTTGTTACGAAATTCCTCTATTGTAATCTGTTGGGCCATCACATCACCATAGCGGAGGATCGTAACGGATAGAGGATCTCTTTTACTTCTTGCGGGATAACTTTCGGGCTATATGTTGTTGTCGCGCCTCGCTGACCGTGCGATTGCTTCCCTTGATATGATTTTTGCCTGTGGAGTTGACTTGCGAATACACAGATTGCATGCTCAAGATCCGCCGGTACGGAGTCTCCGAATCCAGCAACGCAGACAACTTTATTGCCACGAAAAGCAGTTACAAATCCTTCCGTGCTCACGTTGTATTTCAGGATTATTCGAGCGTTCTGCAAGTCAAGTTCGTACTCGCTTGATGTTATCTCTGTGCTTGATGGATATTCTCTTTCCTCGTCTGCGTGTACGCTCGTCACGGAAACAAGGGGCTTGATAGGCAGTTGTAACACCATCTGATTAGAGTGCATCGGCTCGTCAATATAGAGCGTGTATGTCTGCGACCCTAAAACAGGATTGCTTCCCGAGTCATAAACTGGGAAGCCTAGGAAGCGCGCGATCTCACTCTCGCAACGCTCAAGCAAATTGCCTAGTTCAGTATCTGCCGCCGTGCCCGTATATTCGGGCAAGTAATTTTTCAACGTGGCGACAGATACTAAACTCATGGCAACTCATATGATTAGTATTTTCTAGCCTGCTCAAGGCTCAAAATCAACATAACCGCAACTGCCTTGCCGGCTCCCGCATGTGTTTTCGTGATCTTGATAGCCTTTGCATCAAAGAGGGCTTTTCCGGAATTTTGATCGACAAGATCAGCAGGAACGCCAGCAGTCAGCGCACCTTCTGCCGTGTCTTGTGTACTCCATTGAAAAGCCTCTGTTGATCCGTCATTTCCGAAAACTTTCAGAATAGAATAATCAGTATTATCGGCTGCAATAGCATCGCCAACAACTTTGACGGCCTTTAGTTCGTAGCGCTCATCGAAGGCGAGATATTTAGTCTCGTCTGTGGTCGCGCCCGCCTCAATATATACAGGTAATTGGATTTTCATTTTAAACTCCTATTATACAGATAATTTGAATCCGTAGGCAACGTTCTTGGTCGCATCTGGATCTAAAGTGTCGAAAGTTACGCGCTCAGTGCATACAAGATTGATTGCGCCGGCTGTGATATCCTTATCTTGCTCGACGGTGATTCCGCGTTTGCTGAACATCATCCAGTTATCACGAGCAACAACAAGCATCCCTGACTTATCTTTTGTAGCGTTATCATATAGCCCAGTATCAGCCATATCTACACCCATAAATCTTGACAGAACAATAGGCATTCCAAAGTAAGAAGCAAGTTGTCCGCTGAGAACTGTTGCCTGTGGGCCGTACTTGTCGATAGTCAAGACTTCAGAAAGATCTAGGAAGTTCGCAACAAGAGCCTCTGGCGAAGTGATGATAACGCGGTTGGCTGCGTTCAGTTCGCCAAGTTGTCCGAATAGTTCCAAGAACTTTGCAGTTGTTGCAGCGCTTACATCAAGAGTAGCAGATCGATCGAATGCCTGAGCACGCAATCCAGTCCACGCTCTACGATGGTCGGCAGATCCGCCAAGGCCGGAAGCGCCCCAGCGGCTGCGGATGTTCCAATTTGCGATATCATCTTGATGAGTAGCGGCTGCATCACCGTTGATCAAAGCATCTTCTACGGCATCGGCAAGATCTTGGGCGATCTGTCGTTGCATTGTAGGGATAAGAGCAATCGCGCTATCTTCAGCAAGAGCATCATCGATAACGAAGCGACAAGCCAATCCCTGCATACTGATTGACTTCTGGCTTGTTGTGGCGGTGCTTGCAGTGTACTTGGATGGACTGTCAGAAGTTACCTGTCCTTTGATATAAGGCCGACCACCACGATCCAATCGAGGAACGAGCAATACATTTCTTTCCATCGGCATTTCTTGAAATAGAGAACGCACAACGCGAGGAGTCTGATATTCTTGATACAATTCCGCTCTGAATTGATCGGGCACGAAATCACCACCAACGCCGGAAGCATCGTACATGGCTTTTTCGACGCCTGCCTTGATAGTGCGAGGGGCTAAATTGATCAATCGCTGAATCTTTGCATCTAATTTCGGAGTGAACGGGTCTCGCATAAGCAATCGAGCCATATTTCGCTGTGTGTTCGCTTCGATAAGTTCGTTGTGCCACTCGTTGCAGGGCTTCTCAGCGTCAAGCAAGCCCTTCTCTTCGACTTGCTGGCGGCCGTTCTTGGTATCGATTACGCCCTGCTCTTTTGTCCAGCGAACAGTTCCGTCTTTACGTACAAATTGCTTCAATCCGTTGTCATCGTTTCCGACTTCAGGCGCTGCACGGTATACAGACTCTTCGAGCAATCGCTGTGCTCTCTTAACTTCGTCGACTTGCTTTTCAAATTGAGAAAGTTTATCAGTTGAATTTTTTTGATGTCTGACGATATCGCTCAAGATGCTCTTCGCTTCTTCAACCATATGCCGATCTTGCTTGGTTGTCATGTTATCTCCTTGACTTGAGTATTAAGTAGAGCAATTGGCGCTCATCGTTTGTAAGAAATCCTTTGTCTTTTTTGTCTTCGTCGTCTTCTTCGTCGTGCATTGCGCGCTCTTCTTCTTCTTCTTCGTCGTGCATTGCGCGCTCTTCTTCTTCTTCCTTGTCCATAGCCTTTTCTTCTTCGTCTTCTTCTTTGTTATAGGCTTCTTCCTCGATCTCCTCTTCTTCCATCTCTTCCATTTCACCGGCAAAAGTGACGCGATATTTGCCGTCTTCCATTTGCTCGACTTCGAGGATATGCTTGATTTCTTCGACGATAAGATCGCGAATAGTTAGACGATCGATGTTCTTGGCGCTCATTGTGGTTGCCTCGCTATTTGCCGGAATAGTAACGACAGATACTTCCAGCAATTCGGATTTATTAAAATAGTTTCCGCCGCCCCGCTCGACGTATGCAGGATGGTCTTTCGGGAGTTCGGCGCGCGATACTTGCTCTATTGGATTGAATCCAACAGATACAGCATTCAGGAAGCCGGCCCTTGCTTTTCGTTCGACTTTCTGCGCAAGTTCGTCTTCTTTGTCGAACTCGACATCGATAACGAGTTGCCCGTTTTTGAGTTCAACGGTTCCTTTTCCGATCGGTAGGGCGTTCGCATTATGGTTGAGTAATACAACGGGATTGCGTCGATAAGCATCTAAATTCCAGCCCTCTTGATTTATGACATCACCGTATCTATCGGCGCTATCGGTCGAAGCGATAAAAGAAATTTTGTTCTTTGCTTTCGTTGGCCTGCGCTTGACAATTAGATTTTTGCGATACATAGATACTCCTCTCGCTCAATATAGTACATTTTTATCGATGTCAATAAATTATTTTCGTTCCCTATATAGTCGATAGCAATCCTCACCGTCAAATTGCTCGTTCTTGCAATCCGCTCGTATTATTTGAGTATTGGCTATATTACTGATTTGCTCGCACTCCTGACCGCTTGTTTGGCTGTCTATTCCGCGCGTCATCATCCGGCAAAACATCTCGCGGCAAAGCAAGTCGCCTTTTTCCTCAATGAACTCTTTCGAGCAAGGCACTTCGAGCAGGTCTATATCTGTTAGTTGCTTGATTATCTCTTGTTGTGTTTCGCTCGTTGTGTCGATGATTTGCACAGGTTCGTCTTGTTTGCGAAGCATCTTATAGACGATTGCAGCACCGCTCGCACCGCCGACAACAAGAGAAGAGAGTCCAATAATTAAATATATCTGCATTTTTATTCCTCGTATTTATGGGCATCATAGCACGAAAATAAAATAATTCAAAATAATATTTGCATACTATGCGTATAGATGTAATAATAATAATGTAAGGCAATCAAGCCAAACAACAACGGAGTTAAAAATGACTATCATCAGAGCATTACTTAAATACAACATTTCACTTAAAAACTTGGCAGCGACTGACAAAAATGACTGGACCGCCCGCAAGGCTGCAATTGACAAAGTCAATCGTGCGAAATGCGAATTGCAAGCTGCTCGCCTGGGCTTGCGCTAACATAAACAGCAACTGCCCTCTTCGGAGGGCTATCTTACAACAACTAACAACGGAGTTCAAAATGAAAGAAGTATATAAGACAATTAAGCAGGCTGAAAAAGCATTTGATAAATGGACGCAAGAAGATATTGTATTCTTGATCCTTGATAAAGAGGACAACGTTTATCGACTCGTCAATGAAGAACGCCTCGATTTCCTTGAGAATGAATTTAATCTTGATTTCGTGATGATTTATGAAACTTGGTAGTCATAAACTATTTATAAACTAGCCCTCTTCGGAGGGCTTTTTTGTTGTGTCGACATCGAGATAGTAATTTGCTATGATACTGTCAAGAGGTGAATAATGGCTAACGACATAATCCGAAAAGAATCTATTCTAGTAACAATGATTCGAGCATTTCAGAAGTTGATCTCGAATCCTGAAGCACCGGAGCACGGTGCTTCATATATTGCGCCATATGGCGTCCGGCAACCGTTCTCGCCTGAAACATCAATGAGCGCATATAGTGGTCACGCGTATACGAACGCTTGTGCTACACGAGCAAGTCAAGACCTCGCTGCGCTTCCAATTATCTTAATGCGTGGAAGAGGGGCGAATGCGGAACGCGTCGAAGATCATCCGTTCTACGATTTGCTTGATCAGCCCTCTTCTTTTGTCGACGGGTTCTTGTTTCGTGAGCAGATACTCGTTGATCTTATTCTGTCAGGCAATTGCTATGTACTCATAACGGGGCCACTCAGCAGCCCCTCTTCTCTGTTTCGATTGCATCCGGATAACGTTGAGATCATCACAGATCAAAATAGGGGAATAGTGGGCTACAAATATACGGACGGCGGGCAATCTGTGCAATATCCAGTCGAGAGAATACTGCATACACGAAACGCGAGTTGGAAGGCCGGCGCGGGCGGTGAACTCTACGGAACGGGAGCGATCGAAAGTTTATCAAGAGAAATCAACATCGACATCAATGCAACGAAACTCGCAAGCGAACTATCGAGCCAAGGGCGGCCGGACGTGCTTCTTTCTCCGAAAGATGACGCCGACATATGGGGAAAAGAGCGAAGAAGAGAAATTCTTGATAGTTATCGCAATATGACAGACAAGGGCGGGGCTATCGTGCTATCTGGACAAGTCGATGTCAAAACGCTCAACCTGACACCTCGAGAAATGGAGTTCCAAGCGGCGCGAGAAATGGCACGTGAAAACATATCTGCCGTTATGGGTGTTCCTTCTACGATCCTCGGGCTGCCGGATGCAAACTATGCGACCGCTCGACAGAGCACGATTATCTATTGGGATATACAGAGCAAAAGAGGGCGAAAGATGGAATTGCTTTTCACGCAGATTGCAAAGATGTTCGATAGTTCTCTGCGCGTGGAAATAGATTACTCTGGCGTCGACGCATTGCAGGATCTTCGAACTTCCAAACTCGAGCGCATTGAGAAGCATATCTTGATCGGTGGAATGCCGGCAAGCGAGGCATATGCTTATGAAGGGCTAACAGATAGCCCGTTGCAGGCCACAGAAGAAGAAGTACGAGAAGAAGAAGAACGGGCGATACATCTTGCACGATTCTTTCACGAGATGGAAACGAAGGCAAAAGAAGACGAACTTGCGAAGGTCGGCAACAAGAGAGAAGCATTCGAGCAAATGCCTGCGGCGTCACAGAAAGGCGTGGAAAACAAAGCAAAAGAGCACAATGAAGAGTACGGAGACGATCCCAAGCGCAAGACGACAAAATTCACTCTTGCTGTTGTGTGGTGGCGTGGAATAGGAGCCTACAAGAACAACCCTGCCAGCGTTCGCCCGTCCGTGAAAAGCCCCGAACAATGGGCAATGGCTCGCGTTAACAGTTATTTGTATGCTCTTCGTAATCAGAAGTATCGATCTGGAAAGCACGATACAGATTTACTTCCCGAAGGTCACGACATGAATCAAAAAAAAAAATTGCTTGAGGATTATAAGATTAGGGGATCGGTAGGGGATCGCAATCCTACGAACTTCCCAGAAGATGGAGATAATAAAGAAGTCGCTCTGCGTAATAGCCAATATGCTCGCTTCCCGTGGAAAGAAGCGCAGCAATTAAAAGAAGAGTGGCCTGAGATATGGCGCAAGGGCGGAAACATTCTAGGCAATACGCAATTCAATAGACTAAAGCCGATCGCTGAGCGTGGTAGCAGCATTGCAACAACAGAAACCGAAGAGATGGCAATAAGATTGCGCGAGGCTTGGGCGGCGCGACACGAAGGCGACTTCAGGCTTGCGGGCGTTGTTGCGCAGATAAAATGGCTTGTTGTTGGTGATCGTGGTATATCTCATATGCGCGCAGTAATAAGCGAAGCAAAGCAGAAACTGAGCAAGAAGAGCATCGAGACAAAAGAGCGAACGAAAGAGGATCGATCGGCTTATTGGCACAACTGGATTGCGAAGAAAGTCGAACCAACAGAGAAAGCCTTCGAGC